TCATTCGAATAGCTCGGCATGCGTGCCAGCACGCGTGAAAATGACCAGATTGGCCTTGTCATCCAACGTGTAGACCACAAGGAAGTCGCCGCCGACATGGCATTCCCTGTGATCGGCCCATTCGCCTTTCAAAGCATGATCCTTCCACTCCGCCGGCAAGGGCGCGTCGTTTGCCATCAGCAGCAGCATCACCCGTTTCAGTTGATGCATATCATAGCGTGCGGTTCGATTGAGCCGGTCCCAGTCCTTGACGAACTGCCGGGTAAAGTCAGCCCGGCAGGGCAGTCCGGCCCGCTTGCCTGTTTCTGTTTTGTCGCGCCTGCCGTCAGGCGGCATTCTTCTCACCGCGGCTCTTTGACGCCGGTCTTTCCAGCGCCTCAAACACTGAATCTGCGTCTTCGAAACGACTGCCAGCCGCCGCCCTGATGCGGCGGGCCTCATCCATGGCAGCCAGTGTTTCCTCATTCGGACGAGTCAATTCCAGTGGAAGTGCCTTCTCCCGCGCGATGCGGGTCAAGGTCATGCGCATGACATCCGAGATCGTCAGCCCCAGGCTGTCCAGCACGAGGGCGGCTTCATCCTTGAGAACCGGGTCGATGCGGACCCGAACATAAGCATTTGCGGCCATGATCGTCTCCATGGGTTCAAAGTCTGAATGTAGCCCATTTGAGCACCCTCAGCAATTGGGCACCGCCGGCTGCGGCACGCGCCGCCCTTCTCCCCGCTTGCGGGGAGAAGGTGCCGGCACGCGGATGAGGGGCCAGCGCGCGCCCTCACCCGCCAACGCCTTTCGTCGCCGACAACCGCCCATAGAGCGCCAGCAACCCGCCCAGCGTCCCCGCTAGCGTCGTCAGCGCATCCGCCAGCTGCGCCTCCTCGGCGCTTCCCAGGTCAAATCCGGCATGGCGCAGAAGCGGCGAGCCGATCGCAATCAGCGCGCCCCAGACGGTTTTCGACTGGTACCAGGGTTTCATCTCCAGCATGGTTCTCTCCTTCAAGGTTTGAGGATTATCGAATGGGAATTGTCGCTTCGGTCGGAATACCGGCAGCCATCCGGCCAAGCTGGCGAATGCGGACTTTCAGGCTCTCTTGCTCCGCCCCGAAATCGGCAATCTCGACATCCGCCGCATAGATCAGCCTCGGCTCCGTCACCTCCACCGCCCGGCGCAGAACCTCCCCGTCGAGGATCTCGACCCGATAGCGCTCCGTCTCCTCGTCGAGCGGAATATCGCCGTCGCTCCAGGCGTCGGCATCGGTCCGCCCGCGCCGGATCCAGGAGAGCGCTAGGTCGCCCGCCTCCGTCCGCACCGCCTTCAGATGCACCGGCGAGAGCGGTGTTTCCGCGCGCAAGCCGCCGGCAAAGACATGCGGGCCGGAGAGATCGGTGACGAGCCCCATCGGCTCCAGGATCCAGTTCTGCGCGGCTCCGCGCTCCGCCATGGAAAGATCGAGCAGCTTCACCGCCGCATCGAGCAGCACGACATCCGCGCCCGCCTCGGCTGCAGCGGTCATCGCATCCTCGGTGCCGGAAAGCCCGCGCAGCAGCCCCGTCAGACGGAAGCGGCCCGCGGCAATCTCCTCTGCCTGCAGGAAGCCGAGGATTTCCCAGGCGCCGGATGCCGCCCGCACCGCCAGCCGGTTCGTGCCCGCCAAAACCGCTGTCCGGCTCGCCGAAGACAGCGCCCCCGACAAGACATCGAGCACCAGCCTATTGGCCAGGTCGAAACGCCCGGAGACACCTGATACCAGCGGCTCCACCAATGCCCCGAGCGTCGCCGGCCGATCCAGCGTCAGGCGCAGCCGATAACCCTCCACCTCCGGCGAACTCGATACGGCGAGCCTCACCCAGGGTTTCGCATAGGCCGCAACAGAAGCATCGCCAGCCATCGCCGTTGCGTCGATTCGCGGCAAATCCAGGAAGACCACCGTTGGATCGAAGCCGGCAGCGCCCGGATTGTCCAGCGCCCGGCCCGGCTCCACCGGCGACTTCTCAGCAGACACTTTTCCGGCAAAGGCACGCAGCGTCAGCCGCCGCTCGAAACCGTCGTCGATCTCGCTTACCCGGAAACGTCCCGCCGGCCCGTCGGGCAGACGCAGCACGTCGCCCGGCTGCACGGCAATTTCGTCCGGGCCCAGCGCCAGCTGCAGCGTGCGCCGCGCCAGCCGGTTGTCACGCAACAAGGCTTCGGCAGCCGCCAGTGCCGTCTCCTCGGGCATCACCGCCGGCAGGTCGCGGGCCAGCTGCCGTTCGGTTGCCGCTTCGACCTTGCGCGAGCGCACGCTCGCCTCACCATAATCCGCCGCCGGGTCGTAAAAGGTCACCAGCGCCTCCGAGGCGAAATCGCTGTCGTGCCCACGCGTCTCGCTCCACAGCGGCTGTCCCTCCAGATCCGCAAGCACGGTCACGTCGCGTGCCGGCAGGCTGGCATTGGCCGGCGTGCGGAAACGCAAGATCTCGCCATCCTCCACCACGTCGATCTGGAACAGCTCTACCAGCGGTTCGATCAGGTCGCGCGCGGAGGTCAGATCCCCCTTCACGTAACCGCCGAGATCGCCCGCCACCTGCGACACGTCAAAATCGGCAAAGCCGTGATCGGAGAGGATCGCGGCAAGCGTATCGGCCAGCGTCGCCGTGCCCAGCCGTCCGTTGAGCCAGTGTCCGGTGCGCCAGTTCCGCCCATCGGCCCAAAGCCCGGTCTCCTGCGGAAAGGCCGGATAGGGCCGCGCGTCCCAGCTCCAGACGAAGATCTTCGACGCGTCGACCATGCCCACCGGCCGGTCACCATCTGCCCAATGGCCAAGATGCGCCTCAAGAAACCGCCGCTGCTGGCTGTCGGATCGCGCGCCGCTGGAAAAATACGGCCGTCCGCTTTCGGCAGACTTGGCATCGACAAAGACATTCGGCTGGTTTGCCCCGCGATCGACCGCCCCGCAGCCGAGCTCAGTAAACCAGAAGGGTTTCATGCCGGGCGTCCAGGCCGTCGGCACCGCCTGTTCCACTCCGCCGATCCGGTTGTAGTGCGTGTTACCCCACCAGCTTTCGAGATCCTTGAACCTGTAAACCCAGGGCTTGCCATAGGCACCGTCGGTAATGGCCGTGCGGACCCGCGCCTGCCGGTCCGCTTCGGTCGCATAAAACCAGTCAAACCCCTCACCCGCCGTCAGCATGCGGACAAAGCCCGCTCCATCGTCAGCACCAGCAAAGCCGTCAGGGCTCACCTCCTCGAGATCTTCGTCGCGCCAGTCAGCGAGCGGCATGTAGTTGTCTATCCCGACGCCCGCCACATGCGGGCTCGCCCAGAGCGGGTCGAGATGGAAGAACAGATCCCCCGAGCCATCCGCCGGTTGGTGGCCGAAATATTCTGTCCAGTCCGCCCCGTAGGAGATTGCCGTCGACGCTCCGAGAATGCCACGCACCTCGCCCGCCAGTGATACCAGCGCCTCGACAAAGGGAAAGCCGTTTGCCTCATCCCGCAGCGTCGTCAGCCCCCGGAGCTCCGAGCCGAGCAGGAAACCGTCCACTCCGCCTGCGTCCTCGGCCACCGTTGCATAATGCCTGATAAAGCGACGATAGCCGTCCGTCCGAGTGACGAATGTCGACACCTGCGTGCGCGCCGCCGCCGTCGTGTCGACGCTGACCGGATAGGCGGTAATGCGCCCGCGCCAGGGATAGGCCGCCTGTTCCGCCCCGCCATAGGGATCGGGCAGGCCGTTGCCCTCCGCGATGTCCATCAGCAGGAATGGATAGAGCGTCACCTTCAGCCCGCGCGCCTTGAGGTCGCGGATCGCCTCAACCACACTCGCATCACTTGGCGAGCCGCCATAGGCCGGCCCGCCGCCGTGACGGCTCACCAGATGCGCCTGGGCGCGGGTGAGCCCTGCCACGCGCCAGGCCCGGCTCTCCTGCCGCCGGACCGATACCTCGACGCCCGGCAGGACCCGGCATTGCCCGGCGCGCAGATCGGTGCCGAACCAGGCCACCACCAGCGCCACCTCTTCGAGATTTGGGCACACAGCCTGCAACTCGTCGATCGAGGCCCGCCAGTCCGTCGATGCAGCAAGCGTGTTGCGGTTCAGCCAGCGTTTCTCGCCCGATTTCGGCGCATCGGACACCCGCGTCACCGCATAACCATGTTCGGTCGCGCCTGGGATGACCGCCACCGACCGGATCGCTGTCTCCATCTGCCCGACCGGCCGGATCACCTCGAATTGCAACAGCGGAATGCGATTGCCGAAATCGTCGAGCGGCAGACGTTCGAAGACGACATAGGCAAGCCCGCGATAGGCAGGCACCTTGTTGGCGCCCTGCTTGGCGGCCATCAACGGGTCGACGGCCTGGCTCCGCGTGCCGCGATAGACGCGCATCTCGACCTCGGTCAGGTTCAATTCCCTCCCATCCGCCCAGACGCGGCGCACGCCCGCAATCGGCCCTTCGCAGAGCCCAAGCGCCAGATTGGCGTAATACTGATAGGTCGTGGTGCGCGTGCCGCCGGTCGATTTGCCGCCGCTGCGCTCCGTCACTTTCTCTTCCTCGAAGCGCGTCGCCCAGATCAGCGTGCCGCCCAGCCGCGCCGTTCCGTAGAGCTTCGGGATGGCGGTGCCCTCGCTGGCGCCTGCCAACCGCGCCGACGACAGGCGGATGCCGGTCACCGAGTTCGACCCACCGATCAGGCTGCGATCGACCATGCTGCCGACAGCCGCCCCCGCCGCCCGGCCCAGCATGGCGCCAACAGGCCCGAAGACCGAACCGAGGGCAGCACCCGCCGCCTGCAACAGGATCGTCGCCATCAGAAACCCCTTTCCGGAAATCGGTAGATGCCGGCAATCTTGCGTCTCCACCCCGGCACCAGCGCCGAGCGGATCACAGCCGATTGCTCATAGGCATGAATGAAGGCATCGGGCACACCGTTCAGATTGCCGTCGGTCATCTGCGCCAGAATGCCGGCATGTTTGGCCGCCAGATGCGGGCGAAAGCGAAACAGCACGAGATCACCCGGCCGGCTCTCTTCGAACGACGCGACAGCCAGGAAATGCCGCCCAGCCGCTTGAAGCAACCGCTCCTCCCCCGACCGCTCCGCCCAATCGGGTGCATAGGCCGGCACCGGCTCCGGCTCCGCGCCATAAAGCTCCCGCCAGATCCCCCGGATCAACCCGAGACAGTCACAGCCCACCCCCTTGGTGGCCCCTTGATGCCGATAGGGCGTGCCGATCCAGCTCTCGGCAAGGCCGAGAACACGTGCGTTGACGGGCATGGGGGGCTCCATGGTGGTGATGTTGAGGGATGGGGGTGCACCAAGAGGAGCGGCAAAAGATCAGCCGCGCCGCCGCAGTCCACTCTCCCCACCTGTGGGGGAGATGTCGGCGCAGCCGACAGAGGGGGGCGCCGCGAGCGCCAATGCCCGCCCCCATTCCCCTACCCGACCCAAGAATTCCGTATTACAATGTATGACAAGCCAGGAGCACCCAATGTCCAAGCCCCCTCTCACCGAACCGATCACGCTGCGCGTTCCCACAGACGTGCTCGCCGGTATCGAAGCCATTGCCGAAGCGACCGAACGCTCGCGCAGCTGGGTGATCGTCCGCGCCCTCAAGATCTATCTGCAGCAGGAAGGCGCGGACATCCTCGCCTTCCGAGAGGGGCTCGATGAGGTAAAGGCCGGCGAGGTCGAGGACATGGATCAGGTCCTGAAAGACCTCGAACGCATCGCGTCTGACAAGGTCGCCTGATGCGCGTCATCCTGTCGAAATCGGCGGCAAGCTGGCTTCGCAAGGAAATGCAGTATTTGAAGCATTACAATCCGGCAGCCGCCAACCGCTTCGTCGCGACGATGGCGCAAGCCCGCCAGCTTCTGGGCCGAGTTCCCGGAAATCGGACCGGAGGGCGTGCATCTGCCTGTCCGGGGTGCCCGCACCTGGGTCACAGGAGACTATCTCTTGGACTACACCGTGACAGCGACAACGCTGACGATCGTCACGATCCGCCATGGTCGCATGAAACAGCTCGGGCTCGCTCTTGATCCTGACGACGACTGCAACCTGTGACTCCAGCGTGAGCGGCAACCGCTCCCCTCATCCACCTCCTGTGTTCCTCCAAGTGCAGATGCGGATGGCGGCGGCGTGCCTCCTTCTCCCCGCAGGCGGGGAGAAGGTCCCGGCAGGGGGATGAGGGGCGGACCCGCCCTCTCACCCCCGGCTGACCTTGTAGTAACTCACCTGCTGGTCCGGCCCGACAAGGCCCTTGGTCATGTTGCGATAGATGCCATACTTGAAATAGATCGAACTCGCCGCCGCCGGAACCAGCGCCAGCCCGGTCTCCTTGATCACCGTCTTGCCATTCACCTTGGCCGTCACCGTCCCCGCCGTCGCATGCCAGCGGAAGGTGTAGCTGAAGGTATTCCAGGCCCCCTTGGGCACTTCCACCGGATATTCGACAAAGCTGTCGGTATCATGGTTATTGAGGCAGATGGTGAACTCGCCATTCTCATAGCGATTGTAGACGCTGTCGTATGCGCCGTTGTGCCACTGGCCGAGCGTCTGCTTGGGGCTGAATTCGGGATAGGCAGCAGGGATCTTCAGCTGGAAGGCATAGGTATGCGTCGAGCCGATCGCATCCTCCGTCGTTACCCGCGCCTCGCAGCGCTCGCGATAGTTCAAGGCGTCGCTGCCACCGGAACCGTTCCAGTAATCGCCAGCCTTCACCAGAAACGTCTCGACGCCGTCCACCCGGCTGTAGCGGCTCGCATCGACCGCCTGGACATAATAGGAATAGCCGTTTCCGTCAGGGCAAATGATCTTCATCGCAATAACCTTTCAGTGTGTTTGGGAGGGGTAGGCAAAGGGATTGAGCGAACAGAGGCAAGCCGGGAAAGTCCCTCCTCGGGGAAGGACAGGACAGGTGCCCGATTTACGGATGAGGGCACCTGCCCCGCTCACTCGTACAAGGCTCCGCCGTCATGGGTGCTTGCGCCACTCACATAGGAATAGGCGAAGTCGCTGCCCGGCATATGCGGGAAGCCCTGGAAATTCAGCTGGTTGGAAAACTTTGCTCGACAGGTGGCGAAGCTCTTGTCGCAGCCGACCGACAGCGTCACCGGATCGCCGATCCCGGGCGAGACCTCCAGCGGCAGCCACAGCCTGACCTCGACGACACCCTCGGCTAAGGCCCCGCTGTCCTCGATTGCGACACGCCGTCCGGCAAGCAGTCCGTCATCAAAACGCAGGTGCCCCAGCCGGAAATATCCCTCAGTCAGGCCAGCCAGACCCGAGATCCGCAGCCGGTCCGCCGCCACCACCGCCACGACCTCTCCCACCCGCGTCCGCCCACTGAGCCCCATGTCGATCCCGCACCTGATGTCGCCCAGATCGGCGTCGCAGCGACGGTTATAGATCCGGCCCTGCGGCTGCTGCAGCCGGTGCGCCACGCTGCGCAGCTCCGCTGAAAAACCAGGCCCCGCCCGCACCACCTCGCCGATTTCCTGCACCGAGAGCAGCACATGCTGCTCCTCTGGTGCCTGCCAGTTGACCAGCAGAAGCTCGACCCTGGCACCGTCATAGCGGCCAGCAGCAAGATCGGCCTCCGTGATCGCCTCACTCGAAAACCCGCCCTCGATTTCGGCTGCGGGTGCGGCCAGGCCGCTTGCCGCGCGCGCTTCGCTTGCGGCAAAACCGCTCGCCGGCTCGAATGTGATGCCGGCAAAGGTCAGCGCCTCGTCATGCTCGGTAAAGCCGAGCACCACACCGTCGGCCCGCGTCACCCGCCAGGCACGGCAAAGCGTCGTCTCGCCGGTCGCGATATGCGCCGCAAGTGCTGCCGGGATTTCTCTCATGGGATCACCTCGATCAGCGGAATGGAGGGAATGCGCCCGGCGCGGAACGCCTCCAGATTGATCTCGATCCGGTCCGTATCGAATCTGACAGGCACGTCGTAGTCGAAGCCGGCGCGAATCTCGGCGCCGTCATCAGGCACATGGCCAGCCTCGAAGGTGACGATCCCTGTGGTCGCATCGAGCAAGAACCCGTCCAGCGTCTCCACCCCGTCCACGGCAAGCCGCAGACTACCCGCCACGGGCTTCAGCACCGGCCGATGCTCCACCGCCGCCCCGTCGCCATAGGCCTTGACCAGCTGAAACGCTGCCGTCACTCCGTCGCCCGTGCCGATCCGCTGATCGAGCGGTGTCACCGCCTCGCCCGGCCTTGCCGAGCAAAAATCGACCGGGTCGCGAAAGCGAAAGCCATGCAGCTGTCCGCCGCGTGCCTCGAAGAATTCCAGGACGGCGTAGAGATCCGCCATCGAGCGCAGGGCCGAACCGACATCATAACGACGCCTGGAAAACCGCCAGCGCCGATTGCGCGCCTCCCGGCCATTGCTGAGCGACACGATATCCGTCTGCCGCCCCGGCCCGCCGCTTGATGTCAGCGACAGACGCAGCGGAAAACGCTGTTCATGAAAGGCCATCCACGCCTCCGTTCGGTTGAATTGTGAAGATTGCGGCCCGGACTGCTTCAAGGCCCGTTCGCATGGCTTCGAAGGGGCTTCCCCTACTGCCTACAGCCTACTGCCTACTCGCTACTCCCCCACCCTCACATCCCCCGCCGCCCGCGCCCGACCGAGCGCGCCAGCATCGCCGTAATCTGCCCCTCGCTCCGGGCAAAGCTCGCAGCATCCGTCGCCGTCACCTGAAAATGGATCACTGTGCCCCCACCCGCTCCCTCGGCCGCCACACCCAGCGCTCCATCGGCACCACGCTTCAGCGGCAGGATAGCCTCCGCCCCGGCCTCGCCCATCAGCCCGGTGCCGCCGGCCATCGGAAAATAGGTGGGCGTCGAGACCACGCCGCCATCGGCAAAGGGCATCACCCGCCCCGGCACGCCGCCGTTAGCATAGGCCGTCACGCCTGTTCCGAGCGCCGATCCGAGGGCCGATGTGAGACTGCCGCTGAGCCCGCCCGCAACCTGGCCCAAGAGGTTTTCGAGCGGCTTCAAGCCCGCCGAGAGCGCAATCTCGGTGAGCCGCGACCCCACCGTCCGCAGCACCTCCTCGAGCCCCTTGCCACCCGTCACGGCGCCTGAAAGCGCCGAGGTCAGCGCCCGCCCGAAGCGCGCTGACCGCGACTCCAGGTCGTTGAGAACGGCAAGCGCCGCACTGCCGTCGAGATCGACGGAAACCGCAAATGTGTCGTCATCGGTCATGGCGATGTCCTTTCGTCCGATGAGAGAAATGGATGAGCGAGCAAGGCCGTCCGACCAGACTTCCGGCCTGTCGATCCATGCGATAAGATGGCGTCAGGAGAACTCAGATGAACCGCATGCAGGCCATGATCGCAGACAGGCTGGAGCCGCGCCGTGCGCGGGCACTTCAGCGCGTCGACGCGATCATCGAAGCGGCCGGCAAGATCGACCTCAAGATCACCCTTGTCGGTTCGCTCGCCCGATCGGATTTCCGCATTCATTCTGACATCGACCTGCTCGTCCGCGGCGAGCTGTCCCCCGACCAGCGCCTTGGAGCAGAACGACTGGTCGCCGAGCACCTGCACTGCACTGACCTGCCCTATGATCTCCTGTTCGAGGCAGACCTGACCGAAGATCGTATCCGGGAGCTGCTGGCCGATGCCCTTCAGACTCCCTGAATTCTCCAAGCTCGCCCCACGCCTCGACCGATCGGCACGCGAGCTCGGGCTGCCTTCTCCCTTGTAGAAGAAGCGTCGGCGCAGCCGGCAGAAAAGGATATTCGTCGTCCGCGTTTTGCCGCACCTTCGCCCCTCACCCTCCCTCTCCCCGCTTGCGGGGAGAGGGAGGCACCGCATCTGTGGCTTCTAGCCTCCCACCACCAAAGAGCTCCCGGCCCAAGGCCGCCACACCCGCCCTTCTCCCCGCCTGCGGGGAGAAGGTGCCCGAAGGGCGGATGAGGGGCCGCGCAAGCCTACCCCTCAATCCGGGAACCGCTGCATCATCCGTTCCACATCGCCGCGCGAGATCCCGCCCGGCCGGTCAAACCCGCCGGCCATCGCAACAAATTCCGGCAGGCTCAGCCGCCAGAACACTTCCGGTAACAGCCGCAGACGGGCAAGACCGAGCGTCATCGCCATCTCCCAGGGAAACGGCTTCGGTCTCTGCGCCCCCCCGCCTGCGGCCCTCAAGGGGAGGCCGTCGTCTCCGCCGCCCCACCCGTCTGAAACGTCACCGTCAGCAATTCCCCGACGACACCCGCAGCCCCCGCCACGCCGCCCTCGACCGCCATCTCGGCGACATCGGCATCCGACACCCGGTTGCCACCGCCGCGCAGACCGCAGGCGAGGATGCAGATGAGGTCGGCACTCTTCAGCCGCCCAGTGGAAAATCGTGCTGCGAGATCACCCAGGCTTTCGGCACCAAAGGCCGTCTCCAGCTCGGCAAGCGCCCCTAGTGTCAGGCACAGAATGCGCCGCTCGCCGTCGATGACGGCCTCCACCTCGCCGCGATGGCGGTTGGCGCGGGCGACCGTGACCGGCTCGCGCATCTCCCGTTCATAACCCCGCATGGCCACCTCACAGCGCCGCGAAGGAAACGGCACCGGCCGATTCCAGCGCGATCTCGAAGGTCATTTCCCCATCGTGATTGCCGGCATAATCCAGCGCCGTCACCTGAAACGGCGCCGTCACCGTGCCGAAATCCGGGATCACCACCTGGAAGGTCAGGATCGAGCCGGCAAAAAAGGCCGCCCGCACCAGCGCGTCCGAGGCCTGGTCCTTGAACAGACCCGACCCGGTGAGTGAGGCCCGGCGCACGCCCGCCCCTTCCAGCAATTCCCGCCAGCGCCCGGCGCTCTCGCTGTCCGTGGCATCCACCGATTGCGCGTTGAAGGCCAGCCGCCGGGCCCTAAGCCCCGCCACCGTCACAAACCCCGCCCCGTCCTCGATCTTCAGCAAGAGATCCTTGCCCTTCTGCCCGCCCATGGCGTCTCTCCTTGATGATGTGTGATTGATCTATCGTCGGGCGAGGCGCCTACGGGTTCTATCTCCCCCTTGTGGGGGAGAACGGAAAATCGAAGTCTTAGGCGAGCGTGAGCCGCCTAAGCTTCAGATTTTCCAAGAGAGGGGCGTCGTTCCGTGGGCACTCACATGACCGAGCCCCCCTCATGCGAAATCTGAGGTTTGGCCCTGATCGGGCCAATTCCTCGATTTCGCTTTCTCCCCCGCAAGGGGGGAGATGGCCCGAGGCTAACAGCCCCCCAACACAAGATTTCGCCCTATCGCCCGGGTCACAACCGTCCTAGAACAAAGCCCCCGCCGCCACCCATTTCCCCCGAGTCCCCCCATGAACATGCCCCGCATCACCCTCGTCGCCGCCCTTGCGGTTTCGCAGATCCTCGGTTGGGGCACGACCTATGAGATGCCGGCGGTGTTCGGCCGCGCCATGGCCGCCGATCTCGGGCTTGCCAATGAGATGGTCTTTGCCGGCCTCACCGTGATGATGCTGACCATGGCCTTTCTCGGCCCCTGGACCGGCCGGATGATCGCCCGCCACGGTGCCGCAAACATTCTCGCCATGGGCTCCGTCCTGATGGCTTCGGGCCTCGTCGTCCTCGCCCTTTCCACCGGCCTCATACCTTATGCCATCGGCTGGCTGATCCTCGGTGCTGGCGGCGCCTTTGCGCTGACGGTCCCGGCCTTCGCCGCCGTCGTCGAGCGCGAGGGGCGCGAGGCGCGCCGCGCCATCGGCATACTCATGATCTTCACCGGGCTTTCCTCGGCCGTCTGCTGGCCGCTTCTGACGCTCGCCGGCGAGGCCTTCGGGTGGCGCGGCGCGCTGTTGGGTGCAGCCGCTGTCCAGCTCCTCATCGCCCTGCCCCTGCATCTCGCGCTCGGCCGCATCGCCATCGCCCGCTCTGACGAAGACCGCGCCGCCGACGCAATCGAGCCGCTGGACTTGAGCCCTCGCATGGCAATGCTCGCCTTCCTGCTGATCGCGCTCTCGACATCGCTTGCCAGCCTGATGACCTTCGGGCTGTCGCCGCAGCTCCTGCATATCCTCGAACTCTCGGGCGCCACGCCGGCCCTTGCGCTGCAGCTCGGCTCGCTGCGCGCCGTCTTCGGCATAACCGCGCGCGCCTTCGACCTGGTGCTCGGAAAACATTCCTCGCCGATCACGACAGGCCTTGCCGGCACGGCCATGCTCACCGGTTCCACCCTGCTCCTGATCTTTTCCTCTGGCACACCGTCGAGCCTGCTCGTCTTCACCGCCCTCTACGGCTTCGGCTCCGGTGTGGCGACGCTCGCCCGCGCCACCCTGCCGCTGTCCTTCTTCTCCGCCAGCCGCTTCGCTCGCCAGTCCGCCCGCCTCGCTTTGCCGCAAAACCTCGCCAATGCCACCGCCCCGGTCCTGATGACGGCCGTCATCGACCGCGCCGGCATCGATGCCGGCCTCTTCCTCGCCACCGCCTTCGCCGCCACGGGTTTCGCAGCGATCCTGGCATTGGCGGTGATTGCACGGCGCGCGCGGCCCATCTCCCCCCTTGCGGGGGAGAACGGAAAATCGAAGGCTTAGGCGCGCGCAAGCCGCCTAAACTTCTGATTTTCCAAGAGAGGGGCACAGTTTCGTGGACGACAACCCAACCGAGCCCCCCTCTTGCGAAATCTGAGGTTTGGCCCTCATCGGGCCAATTCCTCGATTTCGCTTTCTCCCCCGCAAGGGGGGAGATGAACGCACCTCACTCCACCACCGCCCGAAAACTCGCCTCCGCCACGAACAGTCCGGCCTTCACCTCGCGCCGGCTCACCGTCCGCCGATGCACCCAGTTGACCAACTGATACCCGCCCAGCGCCTGCGGCAGACCGCCCGCCACCCGACGAAGCTCCGCCACCAGCTCTTCCGCCTCGCGCCGCGATCTGGCGCTCCAGGCCTCCAGCACCAGCAGGATTTCCGCACCTTCCGCCTCGCCGGTCGAAAAATCCCGGGCCTCGACCGTGCCCAGCACAAGGGCCGGAAAACGCTGCGGCCGGACCGTCCGGTCGGTGATCCCGTCTGCCCCGAGCCGTGCCACCAGCGCCGCATCCGCCTTCACCGCCTGTTGAAGCGCCAGAGCCAAGGCATTGACCGCATTCGTCATTGTAGATCTCCTTCCCGTCCGGCCGCTTCTGGCCCGACCCGGCTCCGTTCAGTCCCGCCGGCACCGCCGGATACGCCGCCCTCACCGTCGGTTTGCCGTCCATCGAGCCCCCGCGCCTCGACCCGCCGTGCGCCCTGCAGCATCAGCCGCTCGGCCAGCGCTCGCCGCAAGAGAGCGCCCAGCATCGTGCCGGTCTCCTGCAGCGCTCCGCGCTCCACCGAGCCTCGTCCACTGCCCCGCCTCATCCCGTCACCTCGCGGCAAAGCGCCAGCGCAAACCGCCCGGTCTCGTCCAGATCGCGGACCACCACAATCGCGAAGATCCGTGCACCCTTGCGCAAGCGCTGCCCCGGTTTCAGGTCACCGCGCGCCCGCAAGGTCACCTGATGCGTCACCTCCGACACCAGCCCCGGCCCCTTCATCTCTTCGCCAAACGTCTTCGGCTCGACGAGCGCCCAGACCCGCGCAATCTCGGCAAAGGCGATCTCCGCCCCGCCCTGCCCGTCGTCTGTGGCCTGAGGCTCTTCCAGCACCAGCCGCGCCGTCAGCCGGCCGGCATCGATATCGAGATGCGCCATGGTCAAAGCCCCCGCCGGCAGAAGGGACCGATCAGCCGGTCGTAACCCGGCGGCACCACCGCCGGCTGGGCATCGACCGCCACCACGCCGCGGCAGGCGAACATCGCCCCGATGTGCAACAGCATCGCCCGCTTCAGCGTCTCCGGCACCTCCGCGCCGCTCTCGCCAAAGCCGGCCACGAACTCCACCTCGATGCCGTTCAAGACCCGCCCCGGCTCAGGCATCTGGCGCAGCCAAAACCGCGCCGGCCGCGCCTCGCCATCGAGCAGGTGGCTTTCAAGATCGACGACCTGACCGACACCCTCGCCGTCATAGACCGTCACCTCAGTCACCTGCCGCACCGGCCCATGCGCAATCGTCAGAATGCCGTCTTCAGGCCAGGCATCGAGGCAAAGCCTGAAATCGCGGCTCGCCAGCACAAGCCCGGTCTCGCGCTCCAGATGCTCGCGCGCAACGGTGATCAGCGAGACAAGAAGCGCGTCCTCGTCCTGCGTGTCGAGTCGCAGATGCGCCCTCACCTCGGCAAGCGTCAGCGGCTCCGCCAGCGGCGAAGAAAGGTCGATGATGGTCATTGGGGTGTCCTTTGAAAATCAGAAAGAGAATAAGCCCCTCATCCCCCTGCCTGGACCTTCTCCCCGTGAACGGGGAGAAGGGGGCACGCCGCTGGCCGCATTCGCCCTTCTCCCCGTTCACGGGGAGAAGGTGCCCGCAGGGCGGATGAGGGGCTAAGGTCAAAATCGGATGATAGGAGGCGCCCCCCTCACACGGAAAACTTCACCAGCTTGATCGCCTCAAAATCCTGCACGCCGCCGCCCACACGCTTGGTCGTGTAGAACAGCACGTAAGGCTTCGCCGAATAGGGATCGCGCAAGATCCGCACGCCGACGCGATCCACCACCAGATAGCCGGCGCGGAAGTCGCCAAAGGCGATCGCGGTCGCATTCGCCGCAATCTCCGGCATGTCCTCCGCTTCGGCAACCGGAAAGCCGATCAGCGAGGCCGGATCGCCCGCCTTGGCCGGCGGCGCCCAGAGATAGTGGCCGTCGGCATCCTTCAGCTTGCGCACCTCGCCCTGGCTGCGCCGGCTCATGACGAAGGTACCGTTCTGCCGGTGCCCCGCCTTCAGCGCATAGATGGCCTCCATCAAAACGTCGGAGGCGCCGCTGGCGGCAAAGGCGCCGGCCGCACCTGTCGCGATCGTGCCGATCTTGCCCCATTCCCAGGTCTCGTCGGCCACCTGCGGATAGCTCAGAAACCCCTTCGGCCGGTTCACGCCGTCGCCGGAGATGAAGGCCTCGCCCTCCTGCTCGGCAAAGGCGATGTCGACTTCCGCCGCAATCCAGGCCTCGATATCGACGGCCGCATCGTCGAGCAGGCCTTGCGTCGCGGCCGGCATGGCATAGAGCTCCATGGTCGGGAAGGCGAGTTCGGAGAGCTCCGGCGTGCCGGTCTGCGGTCGCGCCGCCGTCTCCGCCACCCAGCCGCTCGCAAAGCCCGAAGCGGCAAACGGCTTCTTCAGCACCGAGCCCGAGACCTGCCGCACTGTCGCCAGGCCGCGGATCGGCGAAATCGCGGTCAGTCTCCGCCCGATCTCGCCATCCATCTGCGGCGGCACCAGATAGCCGCCGTCGCCGGAGACCCCGGCCGACAGCGCCTTCTGGTCGAGATCGCGCAAGGCCTGGTCGTCGCCGCGCCTGACATAGGCCTCGAAGGCCGCCTTGTGTTCCGCGGAAACCTGGTCGTCACGCCCCGGTCGCGACAGCTGCGGCCGCAGCTTCTTCAGCACCAGCTCGTCGAGCAGCCGCGCCTGGTCGTCGACCGCCTTGTTGATCCGCTCGACCTTGTCGCGGGTGACGACGTCGCTCGTCAGCTTGTCCTCGATTTCCGCCAGCCGCTGGTCGTTGCCTTCCTTGAAGGCCTCGAAAGCGCTCATCAGCTCCTCGAAGGCTGCCGTCACCGTATCGGGTGCCGCCTTCACCTCAAGCGCTGCCCGCGCCGCCTGCCGGCCCGCATCCGCATGTCCCTGCCTTTTGTCCGTCATCTTGCCCTCGCCCATCGCCTGTTCCATCTGGTCATCCTTTCGTGAAATGATGGCTCGCCATTTTCCGGGCCGCCCGGCGCATCAGCCGCACGAGCTCGGTTTCCCTGTCGCGGTAGAACCGCCTGTGCTTGACATTGGAGACGCGCGCCGTCGGCAGCATCGGAAAGGTCACCACCGAGATCTCCCAGAGATCCGCCTCCAGGATGCGGCGCACCCCGGCCTTACGGTCGGCCCGCGTCTTCACCGCGCGAAAGCCGATCGATAGCCCGTCCAGCGCACCGGCCTTCATCAGCGCCAGCACCTCGCGGGCGCGCTCCACATCGGTTGCAAGCTTGCCCTCGACATAGAGCCCGCGTTCGTCCTCACGCAAAACCGTCCAGCGGCCGATCACCTCGGCCGGATCGTGCTGGAACAGCATGCGCACGCCGCCTGCTCCGCGCTTCTCAATCGAAGCGGCAAAAGCCCCCCGCTCGATCGCGTCACGGCCGAGATCGACCTCGCCGAACAGGCTGGCATAACCGGAAAATGTCCCGTCGCCGGAAACGCCCTTCAGCGTCAGCCCGGCATATCTGAAGCTCGGGGCGCCCGGCCCCTCCTTGCGCTGCATGTGCGTCTCCTCGCGATGATGGTGTGTTGGTGGCGCCCCACTCTCCCCCCTTGTGGGGGAGATGTCGGCGTAGCCGACAGAGGGGGGGGCCGGCGCCGCGTTTGGCCGCGCCAACCAAGAACCGCCCCCTCATCCCCCTGCCGGGACCTTCTCCCCGTGAACGGGGAGAAGGGGGCAAAACGCCGGCCCCGATGCCCTTCTCCCCGCCTGCGGGGAGAAGGTGGCGGCAGCCGGATGAGGGGCCCCGCCAGAGGATCGGGGCGGGTCCGACGGTCGACCTCACCCCACCTTCTCCCCAACCCGCCCCGTCAGCCGCACCAGCACGCCCAGCCCCCACCAGGCGGTAAAGGAGGCGAGCGTGGCGCCGGCCAGCATGATCTCGGCAGAGGAGAGCTCGGCCTCGATACCGAGCCGGGTCGCGCCCCAGAGCCCCGCCGGCCCGCCAAAGATCAGCCCGCAGGCAAGTCCGGTCAGGAAGCGCACCGCCGCCTCGCGGCGATGGCTGGGAAGCAGGTAAACCAGCGAAATCGCGGAGCCCGCGACAGCGCCGATCAGACGCGCGGACAAAACGCCGCCGTCATGGCTGAAGTCAGTCATTTGTTCATCTTTCGCCGATAGCCTTGATCTCTGCGCCGGCCGGTACGATCCCGCCCAAAAGGCCGCGGCCGGCGCAATCCTTCCCCCTGACGTGCAGTCCGGACGGTGTTCTCTCCCACCGGGAGCGAGCGTTTTATCGAATCCTTTCCCGCACTTGCCGTGTCGGCCTCAGGTGTTGATTCCGCTCGCGCATCTGTTGCGTGAAGTCGCTCACATTCCGATTCAACAGCGGGCCGCCCCGTCCCCCTGATTGCCTCCCCCGGCTGCCTCCCCCGTCCGCCCCGCAACCTCGGGAAGAGGGCCGCAAGGCCCAACCAAAGCTGTCCACGCGTCTCGACGCCCCCTGGCAAGACACAGGCCCCGAAGGACGAGGCAGTCCCATTTGACCATGGGAAAGACGCGCTTCGTCACACGCCTTTCATCAAGCGCTGCTCATCTAGCGGCGGGGTTACATGTCATAGGGGGTACCATCATGGTTTATGTCATCGACGCTGCACGGCCGCCGCGCGGCACCGTCGCCGAGAAGCCGCTGCTTCTTTCGCTGCTCGTCACGTTCTCCCTGTCGGCCTTCTTCGTCGCTTTCCCCAGCGTCGATCTCGGCGTCAGCCGCCTCTTCTATGTCGAAGGCGTCGGCTTTCCCGCCGGCAAGATCGATGCGCTCAAAACCTTCCGCGCCTTCGGCCAGTATTTTCCGCTGGCGCTCACCATCGTGCTCGTCATCGGCCTTGTGCTGAAACTCGTGTATCCCTCGCGCCCGTCGCTGTTTCCGCCGCGCTTCACGCTCTATTTCGCCAGCCTCTTCCTGCTCGGCCCGGCGCTCATGGTGAACGGCATCCTGAAACCGCTCTTTGATCGTCCCCGTCCGCGCAATGCCATCGAGTTCGGCGGCACGGATAGCTTCGTCCATGCCTGGGGCCTCGGTGGTCAATTCTTCGACGACCGCTCCTTCGTCTCCGGCGAGGCGGCCGTCGTCGTCTGTCTCATCCCGCTCGCCTTCTTCGTGCCTGTGGTCTGGCGGCGCTCAGTCTTCGTCCTGCTCAGCGTCTTCGCTGCGCTGACCGCGCTCAACCGCATCGCCTTCGGCGCGCATTTCCTCTCCGACGTGCTGATCGCCACGGGCCTGATGGCCACCCTCGCCATCACGCTTGCCCACCTGATCTATGGTCGCCCGGGCGTCCAGTCCTGCGATATCAGGCTCGATGCCGCCCTCGGCGAACTCGGCCACCTGATGCATGCCTGGCGCCGCAAAGTCATTACCCAACTCGCCGCTGCCGCCACCCGCGCCCTGTCACTGGCACCGGCGATGCTGCGACCGGCGCCGACCAGCAGGACCGAACAGCAGGGTTGAGGTGTGCCGCAGATCCTCTCCCCCTGTGGGAGAGGTTACAAAATCGAGGGCTTAGCCCGACCAGGGCTAAACCTCAGATTTTGTTGGTGAGGGGATCGGTTCAGCGGACCCCACATCCTCAATACCCCACAGCCTCCCGCTTCTCCTCATCCGTCAAAAACCCGGCCGACCCAACCCGCGCCCACAGCGCATCCCGCTCAGCCGCCAATCCCGCCACCGTGTCGAGATCCGGCACCAGCCTCAGCCTGTCGCCCGTCAGCTCGCCCAGAAACACCGAGAGCGAGGCCCCGGTCCGCGTCACCAGCGGCAAGACGGTCAGCCGATAGAAGGCGCGGTTGGCTTCCTGGTAATTGGCATAAGTGTTGTCGCCGGGAATGCCGAGCAGCATCGGCGGCACGCCGAAGGCGAGCGCGATGTCCCGCGCTGCCCCATTCTTCGCCTCAACGAAATCCATGTCCTTGGGCGAGAGCCCCATCGACTTCCAGTCGAGCCCGCCCTCGAGCAGCAGCGGCCGGCCGGCGCGCATCGGGCCGGAATAACCCTCGTCGAGCTCCACCTTCAGCCGCTGATACTGGTCAACAGTGAGATTGCCGCCCTCCTTCGGCTGATAGACCAGCGCACCCGAGGGCCTTGCCGAATTGTCCAGAAGCGCCTTGTTCCAGCGCCCCGCGGCATTGTGCAGGTCGAGCGCCACCTGCGCTGCTGCGAGCGGCGCAAAGCCCTCGTGGTCATCGAGCGGGTGAAAGAGTTTCAGATGCAGCAGCCCATCAAGCGCGATCCGCCGCACTGCGGTCCCCGCGCGATAGTCATACGCCGCCGGCCAGCCATCGGCACCGGAGACAACACTCACCCGGTCCGGCCGCAACAGATGCAGCGCCGCCGTCCCGCCCGTCCCGACGGCCACCGCCTCGACATAGGCATTGCCCGAAAGCAGCAGCTGGCCATAGAGCGTTTCCAAAAAATCCGCCCCCGTCATCGCCCCGTTCGGCCGTGACAGCAGCGCCAGCGCCGGGTGCTCCGGCCGTTCCGCCTCCCGCTGATAGGCGAGAAAGCCGATGCTGGCGGCGGCTTCCGAGACCAGCCGCACGCAGCGATGCGCCACCGGGTTCTTCATGAAGCCTTCGCGGGAAAGCGCCGCATAATTGCGCCCCGTCCAGCGCGCCTCCCCCTCGCCCGCAATCAGCGCCAGCGCCGTTCCAGGTCGCGGATGAAGCGCCTTTGCCTCGGACATGGGGGGTCGATCCGAGGCTTGCGCCCAGGGCAGACGAAAGGGGAGTTTCATGGGTGTGTCCTCATCGGGTGGAAGCAACGCACGAGTTCCAACAACTCACTGGTTGCATTTTTTGTCTCCTCGGGCGAGCATGCTGACTCTCACATTCCGCATCGAAGGCAGACCCGCAGCATGGATCTCGACGCGCGATTTGGCCCCAGCGCCACAGCCTTCAGGCCAGTCGAGCCGCATGAATGGTCGAGCGCACCGCTCAGCCTGATGGAAGTGACCTCTGACAGCGCGCCCTTCGTCGCCGAATATCTTTCTACACAACCCAGGCTCAAGCTAACCTCTGTCTTCGCCCGAACGTTTCACCTGCTCTGGCTCATGGACGGCGAAGGCAGGCTCCTGATTGCCGTTGAAGAGCTTGTCGACACCAATGGTGTCGTGATCGGCGCCTTACCAAATACGATTTTCGCCCGTCCGACATCAGCCCGGAAACTCGGTCACCCCTCACTGCTCACCGGCGCCTCACGCGAGGCCCGCATCGGCGGCGAAATCGTCTTCGATCCGGACTGGCAGCCTGGCACCGACTGGGTCCTGACAAACAAGTCGGGTCGCTACGGCCTGCGTCCCTGGCAGACGGAACGGCATTTGCGCGAAGTGCATGGATTATTCACGGCTTTCAGCCTATATCTGGGACTGCGGTTCATCACACCACTGGCATAG